GAGCGCGACTATCTACAGCAAGCGCCCTTGACTGCCCAAGCATTAAAGGTAGCAGAGGGTATACCGCTTGTTGGTGGGTGGATACAAGATATAGCAGGCGCAGTATCACCAGAACTTCAAGCAAAAACAAAAGCAGTTTCAGAAGCCAAGCAATCTCAAGACCCCATTGAAAGCACTGCGCTGCAAGTTGGTGGTGCTGTAGTTCCTTCAATTATTGCCGCCCCCGTTGTTGCTCCAGCAGCATTTCTTAATTGGATGTCTAAATTACCAACAGTTCAAAAAATGATAGCTTTAGGCGGCACAGGTGGACTGCTTGGGTTAACAGAAGGTGCAATAAGCGGTGCTGGCCGAGGCGGTGAGGGTGGTAGATTGGAAGGGGCTGTGGAAGGTGGGGCTATAGGTGGTGCAGGCGGTATATTTGGCGGTTTATTACCTCCAGCAGCAATTAAAGGTTATGAAAATCTAAAAGTATCCTTTAGAAATGTTGGGGCAGAAGATATTGCAAAGTCTTTAAATATATCAATTCCATCAGCGCAAGTATTATCAGCTACATTTCGGGATGCTGGCACAGATATTAAATCTGCGCTACAAAACATTTTCAACGCTGGTGAAGAGGGTATGCTTGCTGACTCTGGATTTGCAGCACAGGCTTTGCTTGATGCATCAGCGTCAACAGGTGGCAGGGCTTCACAGATAACCTCAGAGGAAGTTACAGGCCGAGCAGCTAGGCAAGGTGCAGCACTATCAACTTCTATGGATGATGCTCTGGGGGCGTTACCTAAAGTAGACGATCAAGCAGCAGATGCTTTAGACATGGCAGAAAACATTGCTTTATCTACAAAAGTTCAAAGGCAAGAGGCATACGATCTAGCCTACAACACGCCTATAGACTATAGTTCTCAGGCAGGTATGCAGATAGAAAATGTATTTAACAATATACCAAAACGGTTTAAAGGTAAGGCAATAGAAAAAGCCAACGATCAAATGAACCTTGATGCTTTGAAATCAGGACAGCCTAAACCTCAACAGATAATGGCTGATATTGCTGACGATGGAAGTGTTACGTTTAGAGAAATGCCAAACCTACGCCAGCTAGATCAAATCAAGCAAATGATTGGTGCGGTAGCATTTAAAGAAGTTGATGCCTTTGGTAGACCAACAGCAGACGCTTTGGATGCGGTGCAATGGTATCGCCAAGTGTCAGATAGCTTAAAGAATGCCTCGCCTCAGTATAGAAAAGCAGTTGAGTTGGGCGGTGATAAGATTAGTTTAGATAATGCGTTAGAGATTGGTTTAGGTATGTTAAGCCCTAAAACTTCTGCAAGGGACGTTATTAGGTCATTAAAAGGTGCTGATGCTGTTGAAAAACAATACGCAAAACTTGGAGTAAGAAGTGCTGTTGATGATTTAATAAACAATGTTAAAGCAACTATTGCCTCCCCTGACATTGACATAAATACACTGCGAACAGTTTTTACTCAGCTATCGTCTAAAAATTCTCGTGAAAAAATAAAATCACTTTTAAGTGCGCCAGAAGCTAAACAATTATTTAAAGACTTAGATCAAGCACAAATGTCTTTAGCGTTAAGGGCGGCTGTTGCAATGAATTCAAAAACTAGCATTAGAATAACGCAAAAAGAAATGGTCGATGACATGACTGATATTGGCGCGTTTGCTCATCTTCTAAGGTTAGAGCCAGCACAGGCAAGTCAAAAGGTTGTTCAGAAAATAACAGGCGAAACTGACCAACTTAGCGTTATGGCACGAAAAGAGATATACACTGATATAGCAAAAGTATTAACCCAGATGAAAGGCAAAGAGGCTAGAACAGCATTAAAGGTTATAATAAGAGCATCAAAAGCGGAACAAGTAAGTAATGCCGAATTACAAGCCGTTAGTGATTTACTGCTTCAGCGGTCAGGATTTGCTACAATAGCCGCTGGTTCAGAGTTAGCGCAGACAAGGATTAACGGGGAATAGTAATGCCACAAATGTCAAAAGATGAAATTCAAGGCGCAATTACAGACGCTATTCAATCTGCCATTGATTACGTTGACAGCGACATAGCAGGCCAGCGTGAACGCGCTCAGAGTTACTTTGACGGCAATGTAGATCTAGAGCATGAAGAAGGTCGCTCACGAGTAGTTTCTACAAAGGTGCGTGATGTGGTGCGTGGTGCTAAACCAAGCCTTATGCGAATCTTTATGTCTAACGATAAGTTCGTTGAGTTTGTGCCAAAAGGCCCAGAAGACGTTCAAAATGCAGAGCAGGCTACAGCTTACTGCCACTGGGTATTCAACAAAGTGGGTGGATATAATGTCCTGTCTAACGCCATACACGATTCTTTGGTTAAGAAGGTAGGTCTAGTTAAGGTCTGGTGGAATACTGAGACTATTGCCAAATCCTACACCTATGAAAACCTGTCAGATGAAGAAGTGCAAGTGCTGGTCAGTAAAGAAGGCGTAGAGGTTGTTGAGCATAGCCAAGAAATTGAAATGGAGATGGACGAATTTGGCTTAGACATTGAGCGTAACGTCCACAGTATGGTCATTTCTCACAAGTATGAAGAGGGGGAAATGGTCATTGAAGGCATCCCACCCGAAGAATTTTTCATTGACGGATCTGCTAAATCCATTGATGACGCTTACATCTGCTGTCATCGTAGTGAGAAACGCGCAGGCGATCTAGTTGCTATGGGCATTGATCAAGATGTTGTTGACAGCCTAAACGGATCAGATACTGACTCCTTAATGGGTAGTTTAGAAAACATACAGCGTTTCGGCCCATCTATTCAAGATGACAACGAAGTGGATAATGACCCGTCCATGAGGCTAGTTTTGGTAACAGAAGCCTATCTGCGATTTGACTCTGAGGGTGACGGCATACCTACTTTGCACAAGTTCTTATGCGGTGGTACTGACTACCAAGTGCTTGAGATGGAGCCGTGGGATAAAGCACCATTTGCTGATTTCCAAGTTGACCCAGAGCCACACGCCTTCTATGGTCGATCTTTAGCAGAACTAGTGTTACACGATCAAGACACAGCGACTAGCGTACTGCGTGGAATCTTAGACAACGTAGCCCTAACAAACTCACCCCGTCTAGAAGTTATCGAAGATAGCGTAGAGATGGATGACGTTCTGAACAACGAAGTGGGTGCTATTATTCGCAGTGAGCAAATTGGCTCTGTTAATCCATTAACGGTTCCATTTGTCGCAGGGGCTACACTACCAGCACTTCAATACCTTGATATGTTGGTTGAAGAAAAAACAGGCATTAGTAAAATGTCTATGGGCGTTAACGCTGATATGTTGCAGAATACATCTGCTACTGCGGCTGCACTAACGGCTCAAGCTGGTGCTGGGCAGGTCGAGGTAATGGCGAGAAACCTTGCTGAAGGCACTAAGAAGCTATTTCAACTCATGCTACACGTTGCCATTCAAAACTCACCAGACGATCAGATGATGCGTTTAAACGGGCAATTTATACCCGTAGATCCAGCAGTGTGGGACGCATCCATGGACATGTCTATAAACGTGGGTCTAGGCACTGGTCAGGAGGATGCTAAAGCAGCCGCACTAATGCAGACGTTCCAGACACAGCAGCAGATTTGGCAGACCTACGGGCCTAAGAACGGTTTAGTCTCAATGACACAGATGCGTAACACGTTAGCAGACACATTGGCCTTGAGTGGGTTTAAGAATGTTGACCGATATTATGCACCAATGACCGTAGAGATTGAGCAGCAGCTAATGGCTGAGATGGCTCAAGAAGCAGAAGCGGCTCAACAGGCGGCATTAGAGCAAGGTCAGCAGGGCGATCCAATGGCGCAGGCACTAATCCAAGCAGAGCAGATTAAGGCACAGGCCAGTATGCAGGGCCAGCAGATGAAGTTGCAGGGCAAGATGCAAGGCGATCAGATCAAGATGCAAGCAGATATGCAGGTAAAGGCCGCACAGATGCAGTCTAAGCAGGGTACTGAACTGGCTGAATTGCAACTCAAGTATCGTGAGCTACAGTCATCTAATGACCTAGAGCGTGACCAGATGAACCAAGACCTTCTTGTGGAGGCTGCTAAGATTCTAGGTCAGTACGGTACGGCAGTTGACGTTGAGCGCGTCAGAGTTATGCAGAATGCCCCACGGGATGAAATGGGCAACATGCTATGATCTTAAAGGCTCAAGCAGAATATTTATTAAAAGATGATACATTTACGACAGTATTTGATATAATCCGACAGGAACAAGTAAAAAAGTTTTTAAAATCTAGCAAATCCGATACGGAAACTAGAGAAGATGCTTATGCAATGACGCAAGCATTAAACCAGTTTGAAAATATTCTCAAAAGTGCAATCACGAATGGGAATATAAAAGAACGTAAAAAATAGGTAAGCACCGTGGAAGCGACTAACCCAGTTACGATAGAAAGCGCAACAGCCGCGCTAATGGCTCCAGTTGAGTCAGAAGCAACCGAAACAGAATTGACTGAAACCGAGGCGGTAGAGGTTGAGGAAGAAGAGGTTGAAGAAGAATCAGAATCAGATGATGACGCAGAATATGCTGAATCAGATGACGATGACGAGTATGAAGAGTCAGACGAAGAGCTAGACGATCAGCCGAAGCCAGAAACATATTCCGTAAAAGTAAACGGTGAGACTGTTGATGTAACTTTAAATGATTTAACCAAAAGCTATAGTGGACAAAAATACATACAACAAGGGATGAAGCAAGCTGCTGACTCACGGAAGCAAGCAGAAGAAGCCTATAACGGGCTAAATCAGCAACGTGAACAACTTAACCAGCTAATGCAACAGATAGGGCAGCAGGGCGTAATATCGCAACCAACTCCACCTACGAAGGATTTGCTTGATGCAGATCCTCTAGGGTATATTTCTGCTGATGCAGAGTACAGGGAGCAAATGGGAGCGTATCAAGCCCAGCAGCAGCAACTTGGACAGCAACATCAGGCAGCGCAGCAGGCGCAAGGACAGGCACATCAGGCCCACTTGCAAGAGCAGATGACAGAACTACAACAGGCTATTCCAGACTTTGGGGATGCTAAGAAAGCACCCAAGATGAAGGAAAGGCTCGTTAAACAAGGTATGGCTGAAGGCTACACTGCCGAAGAAATCGGTGGAATTGTAGATCATCGTGCCATGAAAGTTCTGCACAAAGCAATGCTATACGATCAGATGATGGAAGGGGGCGGTGACGTACAAGCCAAACTCAAGAAAGCTAGACCGTTGATGAAATCTGGAACCAAGTCGCAACCAATGTCTTCTGCTAAAAAGCACAGCAAGCAAGTCGCTAAATTGAGAAAAACGGGCAGTATCCATGATGCAGCCTCATTATTGTTTGAATAGTTAAATTAAAATCATTTAAAGCTTGACAAAGAGAGAAAATTATGAGTCAACCAGCAAATACGTTTGATACCTACGATACAAAAGGCATCCGCGAAGACCTTAGTGATATTATCTACGATATCAGCCCTGAAGAGACACCTCTGGTAAGTGCTATTGCTAAAACTAAAGCTACCAATACTTATTTTGAGTGGCAAGTAAACTCGTTGCGAAATGCAGTAGGAAACTTCCACATTGAAGGAAGCACAACTACCGCGCAGGCCATTCTTCCAACTACGCGTGAGGGTAACTACACGCAGATTATGAAGAATAGCATCATCACCTCTGGCACTAACGATGTTGTTAAAGCCGCAGGCAGGTCAAACTCTGAGATGAGCTACAACATACTTCGAGAGGCGATTGTCCAAAAATTAGACATTGAGAAAGCCATCTTTGAAAACGTAGCGCGTGTAGCAGGTAATGCTACTACTCCTCGTAAGCTTGGCGGACTTGGTGCTTGGCTAAAAACCAACACTGTGTTTAACACTGCTGGTAGTGGTGCAAACCCAACAGGCTCTGTAGGTGGAGCTACTGCTCGTACCAATGGCACACAACGGGCCTTAACGCAAGCTTTATTTGATGATGCCATGCAAAAAACATGGGTATCGGGCGGAAAGCCAGACGCTGTCTACCTTTCAGCTTTCCAAATGGCGAAGGCACTTTCCTTCACAGGCAACAATAATCAACGCCAGACAGGCGCGGTAGGTACCGTAAACAACAACATGGCGATCTACATGACGCCTTGGGGACAGGTTACGTGGGTACCATGCCGTGAGAACCGCTCCAGAGATTTGTATATTATAGAGCATGATAAATTAGCTATTGCTACTTTACGTCCTATGAAGAATGAAGCTTTAGCCAAAACTGGCGATAATGAGCATCGTCAAATCGTTTCAGAGCAAACTTTGCAAGTGCGTTCTGAAGCAAGTTTGGGTGCTGTGTTTGACCTAACCACAAGCTAATAAACATTTGTGGTACAATAAGGGGGTGCTTTTGCATCCCTTTTTTTATGGAGAAAAATAATGCCTAAAATTTCAGAACAATTCTATCAAGACGGTGACAAGCTGGTTCACGTTAAACAACAGGATTACAACCCAGCATTAGAGCAGGCTGAGATGATGCGCCAAAACGGTAACGCTCATTTTGGCGAGTCAGTTTGCATTGGAGTGATTGACGCAGCATTGATGGGTGAATGGCTCAAAGAGGCTGGCGTAAAATCAAATGACCCAGCAGCAGAAGAGGTTATTAAACGAAAAATGCTGTCAGGTGAGTTTGATAAGTTTAGGGTTTGGGACGGCAAATACTAATGAATTATTTTACAGAAGATGAATTAAAATGCAGCCACACAGGTGAGTGCAAGATGGATGATTCTTTTATGTATAAGATCAATACTATCAGGAAGGTGTGTGATTTCCCGTTCACGGTGACTTCAGCTTACAGACACCCTACGCACCCTATTGAGGCTAAGAAGGCTAAAGCAGGCTCACACGCGTCTGGACGGGCTATCGACATTGCTGTACGCGGTGACAAGGCCCATAAACTGATCGAAGTGGCTCTGGCTTACGGCATTACAGGCATAGGCGTGGCCCAGAAGGGTAGCTCACGCTTTATTCACCTAGATGATTTAGACAAAGCCAGCGGCTATTCACGGCCTACTGTCTGGAGTTACTAGCATGAGTTTTCTCAGTTTCTTAAATCCAATAGCCAGTTTGGGCAGTACCTACCTAGAAGGCAAGAATCAAGTAGCCAAGGCTAAATCTGAGGCTGCTGTGGTGTCGATCAAGGCAGAGGCTGACGTTAAGGTGGCTGGTGCAAAGGCTGCTCACAAGCTGGCTGATGACGGTCAGACGCAAGAGCATTCGTTAGACCTAGTAGCCATGCAGCAGATGGATAAAAGTTACCTTGATGAAGCCATGATAGCCCTGTTGCTAATACCTATAGCGGCATCATTTGTAGGCTACCAAGCAGAAGTAACAGCAGCTTTTGATTCATTTGCTTCAATGCCTGATTGGTATCAGTATCTGGTGATAGGCGTATATATCGTTAAGTTCGGTATGAGGGGTTTGCTCACCAAACTAATGTCTGGCAAGCTAGGTGGGGTTAAATTGAAATAGACAACGCTTCATCTATTAGTTGTTGTTTCTTTTTAGTTATTCTAGTGTGCAAATCGTTAGCATCTGCGGCTGCTACACACGATGACTGTGACCTACCCAGAAGCTTGGCGCAGTCTTTGTACGATAATCCAATGGATCTTAACTCCACAAGATTGGTTAGCTCCGTGGTTTTCCAGTAAACAGTCTCGCGTCTAACCGTCTTTGTCTTAGGTTGTAGTTTGCCACTTGCAAAGTTAAAGGTTAGTTTTGGTTTAAATACAATGCTCATCCCTTGTCTCTCCCAATGTAATGATTCCGTTCAGCGTACAATACGCCATGATGTGTGTAGCCGATTAGACGGCCTATTTTTCTTGCGCTGTATCCCATGTTCCTAAAGTTAATAATCGTGTTTAATGGTATTTTGACTTTGTGTTGCAGGCTAGACTTTAAGCCCATCTTATTGGCCTTAATTCTCACAGCGTTTGGTGACTTATTGAGCAGTGACGATAAGGCCGCTACTGGCAACTTACCGTACTGATCTTTAAGTAACTTTGTCTGAGTGTAACTCCAGATCATTTGTCTTTGCCTGTGCAGTCAATCTCTTGAATTATGGTGCTAGGACTTAGCCCTAGATCAACCCTGTCTTTTTTTCTAACGGCCTTCTCTGGCACAGGTGGTGTGCCATTAAAGATACGGTCATAGTTGTCAGCAAATTGCTGGTTCATTGGTCGTGAAATAGGCTTATCTTTTGCACTCATTAGTATTCTCCTGCCTCATCAATAATGTGCGCTTCTAGTGCCTCATCATCCATCAATGAAACAAAGGCTGCTAGTAGCTGTTGTTTAGCATATTCTTTAACGTCATCATTGCCAATCATAAGCATAGAAATGATGTTGTCTTTTTGATCATCGTCTAACTCTTCACATAAGTCATGCAATGAGAAGCCTAGAGCATTACCAGTGGTGGTAATTTCATAGAACAAGTCATCACGAACATCTGCAAGGTCAGACTCAGAGATGCTGATTCTAGCTGATGGTGATGAGTAGTTAGTGCCGTTGCGTAAAGTCATAGTATTGCTCCGTGGGGCCGAAGCCCCGTTCTGTTATCTAGAAGTTCCAATCGTAAAAAGTTTTTTCAACAGTAGTTACCCATTTGCGTAGCTTCTTACTATCAGTCATAGATTCTGAATCAGGGCAAAGGTCTTCTTGATAACGAGCCTCAAGGGCAGCAGTAGCCTCTTTTCCTACCCAAACCCAAGAATCAAGATGGTCAGTATTATATTTAGCAATAAACCACATCGGTGTACCAAGAAAGTCATTATTAACATCACGCTGGCGTTGATAAATTTCTTCACCAACTGTAATTTCATTTACTAAAATACTTCCAAGGTCGCGCATTTTATTAGTCATGTGATGCTCCGTTTTGTTATTTAATTAACTTACGGTAATGATACACAATTATGTTAACACTGTAAACACTTTTGTTTAGGAAATGATTAATTATTTATTATTTCTTTTTTTTAGCTTGGCTTTGAATATTTGCTTGATCCTACGCAGGTATTTAATGTCGTGCTTAACGGTACAGTTATTGTACTCTAACGCCTCAACCGTGATTAACCCGATACGCTCTATAAGCCTATGACGGTACTCAACGACATTACCCGACAAATAGCGATTGCACTTGTGACATTGCTTATGACAGTTGTGCAGGTTAAATGACAGGTGTTTAGCTGCTCCCCTGCTGCGGTAATGCCCAGCATCCCAGTATCCACCAATGCCTTGATGTATGCCCGTTGCGTCACAACTTATGCAAGGCAAGTCTCTATCACGGTATCTAACGTATGCGTTAAAGGCTGTTTGAGCCTCTACACGCCATTCTGAGGCTGTTTTAATCGTGTCCTTTAGTTTGGTAAGGTTTTCACGCTTGCGCTTCTCTGATGTGTATACAGCAGCCTTTTTGCCATGTTTCACCACGCAATCTATTGAGCAGAAAAAACCTAACGGCACTTTAACCCCAGAGTCAGGAGCAGAGTATACTTTGCAGTGGCGGCACTTCTTCTTAGCGTTAGCCATTGGATTCACGGTATTGATCGTAGGCATTAAGTGCTTTGTCAGAGAATACTACACCATACTCTGAAGCTGTAGCGTTAAGAAACTCAATAAAGTTGCTGGCTTCTTTTACGTTAAACTCTTTGGTTTCGGGCCTAATGCAGACCATATACTGCTGACACAGCGATAGTATGTGCCTACTACCCTTGGTTAGTGGCTCACCATTATCCATGCACTGCTTGGCAAATTCAGCTACCAGCAGAGCCTTCCAGCACTTAGCATCGTACTTGTTGCCGTTTACTTCTGTTGGCACAAAGTCATTGATCTGAGCGTGGTAGCACTTCTCTTGTGCGCGTGTCTTCTTCTCGCGCCCCAGCGTGAGCAGTACAGGGCCACCTACTAAGCCTTTGTTAGCCATGCGCCAAACCTCAGACATTTCAGTTTTGACGTTATCTAATGTAATGTTAAATTCTAGATCAGCCATTAGACTCACCCATTGCCACAAATTCAGATAACGTGATACCAAAGTATTTAGCCAACGAGTCTGCTAACGATATCTTCATATCATAGCCTGTACGCCACCTAATGACCTGCTGTGGATGCACTTGAAATGATCTGGCTAATTGTGACCCTGTGATTTTAAACTTGG